GGCGGAGACGGCGGAGACGGTCAAGGCTGGAACACAACCCTTAACTCTGGTCAAAACGCTGGTAGAGGTACAGCAAGCTGGCAATCCAATGGTGGCGGAGGCGGCTCTGGCGGTACGTACGGAAATAATGGAGCCAGTGGTGGTGCTGGTACTAATACTTACTATCCCGGGCGTAGATGGTGGAGACCCGCCGGAAATGGCGGAGGTGGAGGAGCTGCTGGTGCAGCCGTAGAGTTAGGCTCTGGTATAAGTTATACACTAAATAACTCAGGTACAGTAGACGGAAGTTCGTGATGGAAATACCCACCATAGTATTACCTGATATTAAAAAGATAGAGACTGTTGAAATACCTATACCTACAGCTGACGTACCATACTATAAACCCATGGTAGTTCCTCCGAGCGATCTTAGAGATCAAGAAGATGAGCCTGTCAAGACTTTAGAAGAAACACCCGAACCACCTACACTTAAAATACCGTTTATTAAGCAGCCAGTACCTCGACCTTCAACAGAGGTTGTCGTAGTGGCAGCTACAACGGCGATTACAGCTGTGGCAGCTACAACTGTCACACAGCCTTTAATCGAATGGATACGTAAAAAGGTCCAAAAATTTATACAAGATAAAATAAACAAATGGAGACAAAACCGACAGAAAAGAAAGGACTCCTTACAAAGCTCAAAGAAAATGTAGATGACCATGAAGAACAGATGGCAGTACTAGGTGCAGCAGTGCGTCTAGGTGTAGTTATCTGGTCAGGGTTTATTATTACATTAGCTTATGTTGAGCTACCTATGGTCAAGAAGTCAGCTACGGCAGGCGATATCACGTTCGTTGCTTCGATTTTTACAGGAGCACTAGCCACTTTCGGCTTGTCTACAGGTAATGGTAAAAAAGATAAGAAAGAACCTACTACACCAAAAAAATGAAAAAATGGATTCTTCTCTTAGCATTGTTGTCACCCGCAATAGCAAGAGCAAATACTGTCACGCCTCAGTTTACAACAGGGTCAATGCAGTCAACGACAACAACAACACAAACAATAACAGAAACGATAGAACACGACGTACTCGGAGCAGAAGTCTCCACTTGGTCTGGTACAAATATTACGCCAAGTGGTGCGATTGGTGCAACCGATACAACCTATTCAGTTACAACAGGTGCAACAGAATGGGATCTATCAATAACAACAAGAGAAGCAGGGACGATAGAAACAATATCAATAGACAGAACTATCGAAACAGATTCTACTACAAACTCTTACTCTATCTTTGCACAATAGGTACACCTGTATTTGCTGAAGATACTAATGTCAGCAATCCTGTAGCTGCTGCTACTGGTAACGTAACTAACCAAGCTGTACAGTTTCAAAACAATGGTGCGTCATCACGTCAGATATACGGTCCAAACATACAATGTAATGGATCTACTATGACGTTTAGCCCTTTTTACATGGGTAATCACAGCAAACCATTAGATGAGTTTATGCAACCTACTAGCTACACCCTAGCAGAAAACTGGGGGTTCCAGATTAATTTTATGGTTCCTCTAGATAAGTCAGGATATAAACAGTGTAAAGAAATGGCGAAGAGATATGAAGAGAAAATGAAGCTCGAGTATGAGATTACACGAGCACATAAATGTGCGGACTTAATGAAGAAGGGTTTTACGTATAGACCTAACACGCCTAATGCAAAATTGTGTCAGGATATAGTACCTATAGTTAAAACTAAACCGCCACAAAAGAAAAAATTTAAACTATTTTAAGATTATGCCATCAACAATCGCATTACAAAGAGCAGCAAGAGAAGCTGAAGCTAAAGCTAAAGTAGCCGCAGCTAAAAAGAAAGCACCTAAAACTAAAGCTAAGAAACAGGAGGCTGAATAATGTTTGCACTTATTAAACCACTTGTACTTACAGGCTTAAAAAGCGACAAGTTTAAAAAGTTTGTAGTTGAACTACTAGAAAAGCTAGTTGAATCTACAGATAATGAGCTTGACGATAGAGCACTACAGATAGTTAAAAAAGGACTAGACATAGAATAATGGAACAACTAAAGAAACTACCTAAAAAAGCAACCGAAGAGAGTTTTAACGAGCTACACTATCTTGTTACAGAGGACTTTCTACGTAGAATAAGAAGCGGAGAAGCGACTACACAAGATTTAAAAGCAGCTTGCGACTGGTTAAAAACCAACGACATCACAGGTGTAGCTTTTGAAGGTAGTCCTTTAGATAAGCTCAACAAACTTTTACCTACTGTGGACCCTACACTCGTTAAGAGGAAAGTATATGGCAAAAACGTCTGAATACTACAAAAAGAATCCGAAAGCTCGTAAGAAACGTCTTACTCAGCAGAAAAAATACAACAAAACACCAAAAGGTCTAGCAATTAGAGTCAATGCAAACAAACTTAATAGAAAACTTGGAACATATGGCAACCGTGACGGAATGGATGCCGCCCATTATAAGGGTAGTAAAACCAAAGGCAGAAAACAAAAGCCATCTATTAACCGAAAAAGCAGAACTAAAAAATGACTCCATTACTACCTAACCCTGATTACTATTTACACAATTTAATAACGATGACAAGTTCAGATTCAAAACGGCTCTGGAGAAGAGCTATCAAAGAGCACTTTAATTGTCAATGCGTTTATTGCGGAGAATTTCATGAATTACACAACCTTACAATCGACCATGTACGCCCGAAATGCAAAGGTGGGCGAGATATTACGACGAATGTTGTACCCTCATGTCGACGATGTAATCAGGAAAAGGGTAGTAAAAACTGGAGAGACTGGATGAGGTCGACATTCGGTATTACAGACAGAGAACACACGATTTTATCACACATACGATGAATTACGAACAAGAGTATCAGAAGTTATTACAAAAGAAAATAGAAGCCGGTGGTTTTCGAGCGGGTTATTTTGAAGGAGAAGGTTTTAAAACTTACACCGAAGGTAGCTACAAACAGGAGTTTGCAAATACTAAAAAGTATAATCCAGAAACTAAAACGTTTCAACTGTTCGACACACGTACTGACAAGTTTTATGATGTAAAAGAAGCAGGGAAGTTTATTAAAGATCAAAATAAACAAGCTGACGAAGCATACTTTTTAGAAACCTTTGGTACAAAAACACCAGAACAAGATTTACAGTACTTAAAAGCAGCTAGAGATTTAGAAAGAACTAAAAATAGAAAAGGTTTACTTATTTACAATATACGAGATTTAGGTAGTAAAAAAATAACTGGTACTAATGAAAGTGTATTTTCTCAAGAGTTTAACCAAGAGATTCAAAAGAAAACAAACGAACTACTAATCAAAAAGGAAGGTACAAGTTTTATACAAAAAGACGACGCACAGCTAGAGTATAAGATAAATCAGGCTGTTACAAATCAAGAGAATCAACCTATTAATATAAAAGATCTAAGTGTAAATACTCCATATGTTGAGACAAGACGTAAACAGCTAGAAATAGATAAACGATTTAATACTAGCGGTAGCGGAGTTGTATATTAATGGATGAACAGTTTAAACGAGAACTGATCGGAGCCGGAACTGAAATAGGAGGTGGCATAGGAACTGACCTAGCCACTTCACCTTTATTGATGATGGGTCCTAAAGGTTGGGTTGCTTATGGTATTACTAACGCTTTTCAAGGTAGCTATACTAACTATCAAGTTCAAAAGTATACTAACCCAGACGAAGATATTAACTGGGGAGAAGTTGCGGTATCAGGACTATTTAGTGCTATACCATTTATGGATTTACCGGCAAAAGCAAAATATGCAAAATATTTAGGCAGACCCGGTACACTTAAACGAGCTGTAGTAGGTGGTAGTGGTATATCATTAGCCCAGCAACAAATACTTAAAGCTTACGAATCAGGTGAGTTTTTAACACCAACTGAAGCAGGGTTTGCTATTGGATTTGGTGGTGCAACTGGTGGTGGTATTAAAGTTGCCGGTGATACACTTTCAAAAAGCTTACTTAAAAAAATTCCAAGAGAGTCAATATCAGAAAGAACTCAACGCAGAATGAATCAACTGTTTGACCCTAATCTAAAAAACAAGATGCGGGACAAATTAGTTAAAATGGGTATAATAGATCCTGACGGCAAGGTTACAATAACTGAACTTGATAAGCGTGAATTAGGTAAAGAACGTACATACTGGGAAAAAATAACTGAACCTAGAATAGCTGCGTTAGTTAAAGAGTTTGGTGGTACAGCTGAAGATGCTGCTACTATATTTACTCAACAAAAGTTAGCATGGGGTAGACAAAAGACTGCTGCTACATGGTTAAACAAGTATTTTAAAGCTCTTTCTACTGAACTAGATGCTGAAGGAGTACCTCTTAATGAAGTAGTTTTAGGTATGTCACCGAATGGTAGGGTTAGATTTGTTGAAAAAGGATCACCTAACAGCTATCCACAGGCATTTGAGGTAGATCATCGTAGAGCTATTCAAGAAATGCGTGAATTAGGTATACCACTTGGAATAGGAGCTAATTTTGACGATAATCTAGAAATTATATTGTCAGTATTTAACAGAGCTAAAAACAATCTTGGTAATCCTAGTTTACCGGCTGAATTTTCTGAAGCATTAGGTCTGAGTACAACTCTTAGAGATATGGTAGGTAAATATTATATGAGCCGATTAGCAACTAAAGCTTTTGATATACCACAAGTATATAAAAATAGAGCACTTAGAGATATGCTTGAAGATTTACAGACTGAATTATCTAAAGCACAGGCTAAAGGAATGGATATTACACCTCGTGATATTAAAAACTGGGCAAGAGAAGCAGCAATGAGAGAAGTTAACTACTGGAAATCCTTTGGTAAGCCTTTACAGGAAGCTTTAGAAGAGGCAACTGAAACAGCACCGCCTGACATACAAAAACAAATAGATGCAGATAGATGGGCTGGTAATGTTGACCCTGACACAAGATGGGAAGAGTTACAAAGAATGGGTATACTTGATTATTTAAGACCATCGTTTATTAAAAAGTATAAGAAAGCAGCTGAGAAGTTTATTAACACTCAGAGAGGTTTACGAGCAAAAATGAGTAAGAAGAAGTTTTACATAGATCCAAATGACTAATAGTTTACAACTACTAAGACAAGACTTTAAAATGTTTTTACAGGCACTCTGGCATGAGCTAGGGTTGCCTGCACCTACGAGGGCGCAATATGCAATCGCAGACTACTTACAAAACGGACCCAAGAGACTCCAAATTCAAGCCTTTAGAGGTGTTGGTAAATCTTGGATTACTGGTGCTTTTGTGTTATGGACACTCTTTAATGACCCAGAAAGAAAAATAATGATTATCTCTGCGTCTAAAGAACGTGCAGATAACATGTCTATCTTTTTACAGAAATTAATTATAGAAACACCATGGCTAAACTTTTTAAGACCAAAGAGCGACGACAGCAGATGGTCAAGGATTTCCTTCGACGTAAACTGTTCACCTCATCAGGCTCCATCCGTGAAGTCTGTAGGTATTACTGGTCAGTTAACGGGAAGCAGGGCAGACCTAATGATTCTGGACGACGTGGAAGTACCGGGAAACAGTATGACGGAGTTGATGCGTGAAAAACTATTACAACTATGTACTGAAGCGGAGTCGATCCTTACCCCGAAGAGCGATAGCCGTATTATGTATCTCGGGACTCCTCAGACTACTTTTACTATTTATCGTAAG